ATTTAGAATTCTTCCAGGAAAAGAAGGAAGTTCTCCATTTGATGAAATCTATTTACATGAAAGAGAAGTGAACCATAGATATGAAAAAATTTATTGTAATAAATTAAATGATGGTGAGCATTGTCCTTTATGTGAAGCTGAAGAAGCTTTAAAAATGGATGGTAGTAAAAAAGCCAAAGATATGGCAAAAGAATACACACCACGTAAATGGTATGTAGTTAAAGGTATTGATAGAAATAACGAAGATCATGGTGTTAAATTCTGGAGATACAAACATAAATATACTGGAGATGGTGTTCAAGATAAGTTAATGCCTGTATTCAAATTAAAAGGAGATATTACAGATGCTAGAGAAGGTCGTGATATTATTATTACAACAAATCGTAATGATAAAGGACATTCTGTAGTTAGCTCTATTATGGCTGATGATGTTGCATTATTAACATCAGATACCGAAAAAGCCAATGCTTGGTTTAACAATGAAGAAACATTTAGAGATGTTTATGCTAAAAAATCACCTGAATGGTTAGATATAGTAGCAAAAAATATGACACCTATTTGGGATTCAGGATTATCTAAATATGTCGCAGAAGAAGAAAAAGAAGAAACTGAAACTGCATCGTTAGAAGATGAAATTAATTTACTTAAAAATGATGTAGCTACAGATACATTAGTAAATGATAGTGATGAGGTTGATGTAACCCCACTTGAAACTAGTGATGATGAACTACCATTTTAAAAAGTAAATTAGTATGACGAAAAAACCAATTAAGAAGAAAAAAACTGATTTTTCTAACATCAGAAAAAAGTTTTCATCCAAGGAAAGATATAAAGAACAAAAATATTTTGACTTGGGTGAGGCTTTTCAAAAAGCAACAGGTATTCCTGGACCAGCAATAGGTCAAATTAATATGTTATTGGGTCACAGTGACACAGGAAAAACGACAGCATTACTTAAAACTGCGGTTGATGCCCAAAAAAAAGGAATACTCCCAATTTTTATTATAACTGAACAAAAATTTAGTTTTCAATTCGCTAAACAATTAGGGTTAGAAACTGAATATGTAGAAGAGGTAAATGAAGAAACAGGAGAAATAGAAGGTTATTGGGATGGATTTTTACTCTATAAATTAGGTTTTGACTATATTGAACAAGCATTTGAATATGTTACTGAAGTATTAAATGGTCAAAAAAACGGAGAAATACCCCACGATATAGTTTTTCTATGGGATTCTGTAGGTACTATACCTTGTAAAATGAGTTTTGATGGTAAAGGTGGAAACCAACATACTGCTCGGACTATTTCAGAAAAATGGGGGATGGGAATGGCACAACGTATTACATCATCTAGAAAAGAATCATCTAAATACACTAATAGTATGGTATTTTGTAACCAACCTTGGGTAGAACTACCAGATAATCCCTTTAGCCAACCTAGGATACAACCAAAAGGTGGACAATCTATTTATTTATCTTGTTCATTAGTATTCTTATTTGGGAATCAAAAAAGTGCTGGGATATCTAAATTAAATGCCACCAGTAAAGGTAGGAAAGTAAATTTCGCAGTTAGAACAAAAGTAGGGATACATAAAAACCATATGAATGGTTTAGGGTACGCCGATTGTAGAATATTGGCTACCACTCATGGTTTTATAGAAGATGATAAAAAAGCGATCGATAAATATAAAGATGACTATAAAGAATATTGGTCAGAAGTATTTGATAGTGTAGGCGAAGAAATAGATTTTACTATTTCAGAGGGTGATACTATTGAATCACCAGTTGAATACGCGGACATATAATATATTTGTTTAATTTTTACAATTAACATGAAAAGTGCAAATACTACCTAAAAGAAAAAAATACACCAACACACTACTTGTAGATGGTGATTCATTATTAAAAACCGCATATTATGGGGCAAAAAATCTTTATTATAAAGATACTCATATAGGCGGTATTTTTCAGTTCTTAACTATGTTAAGAAAAGTTATTAATGAAAATCGTTTTGATAAGGTTTTTATATTTTGGGATGGTCAGTTTAGTGGTAGATTACGTTATGAAATTTATAAAGAATATAAAGCTAATAGAGAAAAAGATTTTTATACTCCTCATGAACCACAAGATCCTGAATTATTTATCCAAAAAGAGAGAGTAATCCAATATTGTGAAGAATTATTCATACGACAATTTCAAGATGAAATAATTGAAGCGGATGATTCTATAGGGTATTATTGCACTAACATAGAAGAGGATGAAAAGGTTGTGATCATCTCTAACGATAGAGATATGTGTCAACTGATAGATAATAGAGTTGCTATATATGTTATTAATTTAAGAAAAATAATAAGTAAGGATAATTATTATGAACATTTCAATCATCATTATACTAACGTTAAATTAGTAAAAATATTATCTGGTGACGCTAGTGACAATATAAAAGGAATACAAGGAGTTAAAGAAAAAACACTTATAAAATATTTTCCAGAAATTACTGAAAAAACTTTGACATTAAAAGATATTATTAGTAAAATTGAAGTATTACAAAGCGAAAGAAAAACAAGATTGAAAACATTAGATAATATAAAAAATAAAGTTACGATTGGATGTCAGGGTGAAGATATTTTTGATATTAATGAAAAGATTATAAATTTAAGAAAACCATTATTAACAGAATCAGCAAAAGAACACCTTAATAGTTTATTTGTTTCACCTATTGATCCAGAAGATAGGACAACAAAAAATGTTATTAAGATGATGTTAGAAGATGGATTAACAATGGCAATACCCGGTGGTAGAGATGGTTATATAAATTTTTTAAAACCATTTTTAAGAATAATAAAAAAAGAAAAAATTTTCTTTAATATAAGTAAAAAATAGAATATTATGAAAAATAATTATGAAAACCTACCATATGAATTTTTATTATTAATTAATAATAAACCAATAGTTGGCAGAAATTTCTCAATAAGAGGATTTAATAATAATAGTTTAAGATCTTTAGAAATAAAATATGTAATAGATGATGCGGTTGATATAATTAAACACCAGTTTAAGCTAAAAACATCGGATTATCTTTTTAAATATTATAATCCCTACTTTGTTTATTCAGATAGTGTTGATCATGTAGAACCACATAAAGTAGATATTTACGCAAACGAAGATATCTTCACTTTTCAAATAAAAGTAAAAGGAAATGTGGTAATAGAAAAGATTTTTACTGGTAATGACTACCCACCAAAAGTAAGGTATGATGTTGATATAAGAAAAATTATACCTAGAATCATTGCTACAATACAAAACGGATTAGTTCAGAAAAATTATACAAAAGAATTGTGCGGTTACGCGCTTTAAAGGATATTTATTAATATAGTAAATTATAAAAAATATGACTAAAAAAAATAGTGTAAATTTAGGTTATTTAGGTTTTAATTTTCAGATAAAATTAGTCAAACAGTTAATAGAAGACACAAAATTTTCAGAAGAAATAATGGATATTATTAGTCCACAATATTTCGACAATGAATATCTTAGATTAGTTGTTGCTAGTGTGAAAGATTATTATGAAAAGTATGAAAGTATACCAACATATGAAACAGTTTTTGAAATTATTAGGGTAGACATTAAACGAGAAATTGTTAGAGATTCTGCCATTGAAATAGTAAAAGATGTAAAAAATGGTGATAGTAAGGATTGTTTACATATACAAGATATCGCACTAAAGTTTTGTAAACAACAAGAACTTAAGAAAGCAAATCAAAAAATACAGAAAATTCTAGAATTAGGTGATTTTGACAGGTATGATGAATGTGAAGAAATTCTAAAAGAAGCTTTATCTGTCGGTGGAGAAAAGGACACAGGTATTGATGTTTTTTATGCTTTAGATGATGTTTTATCGGAAGATTTTAGGAAACCAATAGCCACAGGTATGGTTGCAATAGACAACTTAATGGATGGTGGTTTATCTAAAGGTGAATTAGGTGTTATATTGGCACCGTTTGGTGTTGGTAAAACTACTTTAGTAACTAAAATGGCAAATAACGCATATAATTTAGGTTACAATGTTGTGCAAATATTTTTTGAAGATAATCCAAAGGTAATACAAAGAAAACATATAACGTGTTGGACAGAAGTGCCGTTAAATGAGTTAACAGAAAACAGGGAAGAAATTAAAAAAGTTATACCTAAATTTAAATCAAAAGAGGGTAACTTAATTTTAAAGAAGATGCCCAGTGATGGTACGACAATACCAAAAATAAAACAATATTTAAAAAAATTAACATCTAATGGTAATAAACCAGATATTGTTTTTATTGATTATATGGATTGTGTTGTGCCATCCAAACAATTCAAAGATGAATGGAGTGGAGAAGGAAATGTAATGAGACAATTTGAAACTATGATTACAGAATTAGATGTCGTAGGATGGACTGCAATACAGGGTAATAGAAGCTCTATTGGTGCTAATGTTGTAGAAGCGGATATGATAGGTGGATCAATTAAAAAAGGTCAGATAGGTCACTTTATATTATCTATTGCTAAAACATTAGAGCAAAAAGAAGAAGGAACGGCCACTTTAGCTATATTAAAATCTAGATTTGGTAAAGATGGTATTATATTCGAAGATATATTATTCGATAATGGTACATTAAAAATTGATACTACAATATCTAGTGATGTTTCCTTTTTGGACTTTGAAAAAGGTGAAGAAAAGAAAAAATCTAATTTAGTTATTGAGGCGATGAAAAAGAAAAAACGAGTTTTCGGGGAACAGTAAGGTATATTTTAAGTTTGTAAAAAAATTTTATTAATAATTAATTTTATTAAGTGGAATATCCCACCCCCTAATAAAAAAGAAAAAAGAAAAGAAAAAAAATGAAATTATCAAACAAAATTTTATCAGATATTACGATTTATATGAAGTATGCGAGGTATTTACCAGAATTAAATAGAAGAGAAACTTGGGAAGAATTAGTTACTCGAAACAAAAAAATGCATATTAAAAAATATCCAGAATTGGAGGAAGAAATAGAAAGTAATTATAAGTTTGTTTATGATAAAAAGGTTTTACCTTCTATGAGAAGTATGCAATTTGGTGGTAAACCTATAGAGATATCCCCAAATCGTATTTATAATTGTGCATACATGCCGATAGAACATATTGATACATTTTCAGAAACAATGTTTTTATTGTTAGGTGGAACCGGTGTTGGTTATTCAGTGCAGAAACATCATGTCGCTAAATTACCACCAGTTAATAGACCATATACTAAAAGAAAACGTAGATTTTTGATAGGAGATTCAATCGAAGGTTGGGCAGATTCAATTAAAGTATTAATGAAATCATATTTAAATGGGAAAAGTTCTAGAATAGAGTTTGATTATTCTGATATTAGACCAAAAGGTGCTAGATTAATCACTTCAGGTGGAAAAGCTCCAGGGCCACAACCATTAAAAGAATGTATTCTTAAAATAACAGGTATATTAGAAAATCATGAAGATGGTGATCAATTAACTACTTTAGAGGTGCATGATATAATATGTTATATCGCTGATGCTGTTTTAGCAGGTGGAATTAGAAGGGCAGCATTAATAAGTTTATTCAGCGCTGATGATGATTCCATGATGAGTTGTAAAACAGGGAATTGGTGGGAGCTAAATCCACAAAGAGGTAGATCAAATAATTCTGCCGTATTAATGAGGCATAGAATTACTAAAGAATTTTTTATGAATATTTGGAAGAGGGTTGAACTAAGTGGTTCAGGTGAACCTGGAATTTATTTATCCAATGATAAGGA